TCCATCTCCTCAGGGGAACTATTCCCCGTTAGCCAGCGAGGCTAACCCATCGGTGTTTCGACTTGAAGCCACCGCGCTTCACACTGGAATGGAAATCCAATTCAACCTGATCGTCAGTGAGATGATCAAGAGGATTTGGCCACCACTCTTCTACGAAGCTATTGAAGCTCCCAGAAGATGGTGGGGTTCCGTTGTCAGTGCCGCTTGCGTCGCAGCCATTGCTGCCTTCAGCCAGGCCTGAAATGATGTCGGAGGAATTCCGATCATCATACAGTCTGCTCTGAAAGTTGCATAACCTGCTGTCGCTGACGGATGCGTCAACCTGCGGGATTTCACTTCCCACACTATTTCGATTCTCTCGAATCGATCCAGTGTTTCCTCCGAGGTATACCCAATAAGGTTTACGTTCGAAGGTAACATGACTGTCTGTGTTTCCACAGGAGTCACGTCGGTGAGTAGAAATTCCCCATTTGTTGAGGCAGGCGATTTCGTTTCCATCTATTTGGTCCTTTCTTTTGACTGGATCAAAAACTATCCTCTTCTGTTTCCAATTATGAAGCTCCTTGTCATAATGACAATGAGTATCAAAAAGGAAACTAAGATGTGATAGCCCAGAGCCAGGTTTTCTTGCTCTAGGGATGTTACGTTTCACCACTCGACGAAGCAAGTCTCTAATGGTCTGGGCAACTATCCACTGACCTCTCATATAAAAGAGATCAGCGGTAGCATTCCAGCTCATTATCGTACTTGCATCCCAGTGTCGTGAATTGTCATGCGGTACCATTCTGGCATAAACCGGATTAACCGGTACACCATTGTAGAAATCCGCACCACAAGACTCCCGAAAGGCAGACGCCTTAAAGGACTTGTTGACATTAACCTTGAGAGCATAGCTCTCAAGATACTTCACGACAAAGTCCGCGTATTCTACAGGGACAATAATATCATCCCCATAGATATCGATCAGTTTGCTATAACGGCTTATTGATCGAGAACTCGGACGCCCCCCGTCAAGTATGTGCATTGCAGACTGAATAAGGGTGTAAAACACCATCGCCTCGACTGGGAAGCATAAAGCACTTCCCATAGAAGCATACTTAAACAGTACAATGTTCGTACCATCGGGTAAGTCGGCATGTAAAGAACGAGCATCCTCGAGGAATTCGAGTAGCCCTGAGGTTTTAAAGATCCTCTGAACCAAGTGCAAGTGCACCCGATCAGAAGCATCTTTCAGGTCTAGCGTAGCTAGTCGTCTATCTTTACTTGCCTTGTAAGCGAGTCGCTGATTGACATCCTGCCGTGAAAAACGGATAGAATGTCTAGTCAGCCAATGGCTCTCCAACGTGGTATAAACTAGATCCTTTACGGATTGTTGTTTATATTGCATGTGTGAAGGCTCAATGGCTATGACTCGCGGCGCCGTCTGCGTCTTAGGAACGAATACAACTCGAACAGGGAGTTCATCCCTTAATTCGAGATATTCGACTCCTCGTCTGCAGCCGGTACCTTCCCCGTTTCCTCCGACTTCTGCTGCGATCCCATAGTTTGGGTAGCAGTGTAAGTCGGAAGGGAAGGTATACTCCGATCGATGGTTCCACTTAGAGATACTATACCTCTGATTAGAGGCATAACGCTCAGCAGTGACACCAGGGCCGTGATGACAAACAAGATCAAGGTAACTAGGCTCAGGAAAAACCTGAGACCATAGGATTCCAGAAATCTTGTCAAGGATAATATCCTTTCTCTCAACTTGAGAGGTCATCTGGCGGAGTTCGCCCTCTACTGCGATGAAATGACGTATAGCTTGTCTATTTTTAGACTCGCTACACGGAAGTTTAAGCTTCTTAAAGAAGCGGCAAACTTGCCGAATACCAGCGATGGTATACGGACAGGGTTCATCGAGTAGACTACCATCAGTATGAAACACACGTTTGAAGAAACCTCC